AAAGACCTGGATGCACCTAAGAACGGTGTACTAAAGAGCAGGCGAGGATTCCACAGGTTCGCTGATCTACTTGGGGGCACAACGCCACCAAACTCTACAAGCGTCCAAGGCATAGCTTATTTTGACACTGACGCGAAGGAGGCACTGATCGTCTTCGTCAACGGCAAGATTTACTCGATCAACTCAAGCGGCACAGTTAGCGATATTGCATCTGCCGCTGTGAAGGTGAATAGCACCACCGCAAGAGTCTACACGGCACAATCGGCAGACAAGCTATTCTACACTAGCCACAACGGCAACAACCGCATCGGACAGATTGAGTGGGACACTAGTTCATCTGCGTTTGTGGTGACTGAGTTTCCTGCTGCGCCTACAAACTCCAAGTTTATAGTCAGCAACAACTTTCGAGCGTTCGCATACCAACCCAGCGATGATCAGATATACGTCTCTGATATCTTGGCACATGCTGCTCATGGCACCCCACCGTTCCCAACAGGCAATGCGTTCAAGGTTGGCCTTGGTGACCCGGTGACAGGGTTGGCAAGTTGGGTAGGCTTCAACGTAGTAGTGTTCTGTAAGAATAGTTGCTATGTGGTGGACACAGCACCAGTGCCAGCAACGAGTGGCGCGTCTACTCCGGCAGCTTCCACGTTTAAGATCAGAACAATCTCAGCCTCCACAGGCTGTGTGGCTCATGGCTCGATAGCGCAGGTGGGAGAAGACCTGTTCTTCTTATCGCGCACAGGAATCAGGTCAATCAGACGCACGATGGAGGAGAACATGGTGGCGAGTGACGTTGGAGTCATCAGCTACCCGATCCAAGATGTCATCGATGAGATCAACTGGGCAGCAGTTGAGAATGCCACAGCAGTCTTCTGGAACAACCGCTACCTGCTCTCAGTGCCAACCGGCACCAGCACGGTGAACAACACCACACTCTGCTACAACACCAACACTTCAAGTTGGACAGGTGTTTGGCGAGGCACTGTGGATGAAGCAAGCGGCACCCCGTCAAGTACGATCAATCCGTATCAGTTCGTGGTGACTCAGTTCAGCGGAGGTAAGCCTTACCTTATTAGCCTGGACAAAGTTGGTAACCCGCTACAGTTCCGCGATTTTGTTGAAGACATCAACCTGGTAGACACTGATTTTCAGGACAAGACCACCACAACATTCGTTGACACCGGGTGGCAGGCAGTCACTCGCGCATTTACTTTTAACGAGCAGGTCACCACGAAGGATGGTGAGTTTGCCGAGTTCGAGTTTGACCGCAGCAACGCGGTGATCGACATCGGCGTGATCCTCGATGGAGCAGAGCAGACTGACAACCTGGCAGATGAGTTGGACACTGGCACAGGAGAGTTTAGGCTAGGTAACCCACCAGCAGTAAGCCACCCAACTATTCCGTTCGATCTTGGCAGCGGTAAGCTGAACAGGTTCAGGTACTCGATGACTCAGTACCCGGAGTTTCGCGAGTTGCAGTTTAAGTTTCAACAAAGCGGAACCGCAGGAGCAGACAGTAAGTACCTAGCACTGCGCTCAATTCACGCAGGAGGCTTTTTAAATAGCGTGGGGGTGGAATCATGACCTATGACGATAAAGTCAACGAAGCGATAAGGTTGGCCTCCAACGGCAACACTGATGCCTGGAACTATCTTTGGACTATCGCCCAGGCTTTGCGGGTCATAGACGATCTCGTCGATGAACCGGAGAAGGTTGGTGTGGAGCAGAAGTACAAGCTGGCCAACCTGCTTCTGGTGGAGTTGCCGAGCAACGCATTTTTCGATCAGCACAAGCCTTCTCTCCTGGCAATGCACCTGACGGCAATCAACGCCTGGATAGACAGCAATGACTGGATGGAGAAAGACAAGACGAGGAAGACATACGCTTTAGTGATACGCGACCAGATCACCGAGTTGGTGATGCTTGTGGCATATCTAACAGGAGGCAATCAGCACATGAGAAACGTGAGTTTAAAAATCAGAGAGTTGTTCTTGAAGGAGGAATTTTAGATGGGGATGTATTCAGATGAAAAACCTGATGCACCAAATGTGGCAGGTGCCAACGAAGCAGGAGTCTGGGCAGATGCCAAGACGATTGGAGTTAGAAAGCTAATCCAGGACGCAGCAAAGTTTGGCAAGAAGATCACTCTAAAAGTTCCGAGCTTCGACGCGCAAGGCAACAAGACCGGAGAGGAGGAGGTGACTTATGACTTCTCTGGCTTCAGTGACGCAGATTCTACCCGCGCAGACCTAGAGTTTGCCGCAGAGTCAGCAGACAAGATGGCTGCCACGATGCTTGATGTGCAGAAGAAGTACGGCAAAGACTTCATCACGCAACGTATGGAGGAACTAAAGGCAGCCGATCCGACAGGCTACGAGGTAAGGCAGATGCTGGGTGAGGCAGCCAAAGAAGACTTAGTACTAGGATCGCAACTCTCCCCAGAGATGAGGAATCAGGTTGAGCAGCAAGAGAGAGCAGCACAGGCAGCCCGAGGCAACATCTACGGATCGGCACCTGCTGCCGCTGAGGCGATGGCAGTCGGAGACGCAGGGTTTCGCATGAGGCAACAACGCCTAGCAAATGCTGCATCGTTTTTGAGCGGCACAACGCCGGTCAGTCAGTTTGGCCAGATCAGCGGGGCGCAGGGAGGAGCATCACCGTTCAACCCGGTAGGCATTCAGTCAGGATTAACTCTGAACCCCAACGCAGGTTCCCAGGGACAAGAGTTCGCGATGAACACGTTTAACCAGCAGATGAACTATGCGGCTAATCAGCAGCCGATAGGTATGCAGTTGTTAGGCATGGCAGCAGGCATTGGCGGCCAAGCGGTAGGAGGGCATTTTGCCGGGAAAGCTATGAAGCAAACTTGCCACGTTGCCAGAGAAGTGTTTGGGAGCGACAACCCAGAGTGGGTGATGTTCTTCGAGTGGAAAGAACTGAAAGCACCTGCCTGGTTCCGCAAGTTGTACAATCGCTACAGTGAGGTTGTGGCTGAGTTTATCAGCAACAAGCCAAAGCTGAAGAACGTCATCCGTAGCTGGATGAGGAGGAAAATAGCATGAGCGCAGGATCAGCATTTGCGAGTGGGCTAAGAGCAGGGCAAGCCATCTATGACAATGCCGTCAGGAACGCGATGGCGCGGAAGCGTTTTGACATGGCGAAAACCGAGTTCAAGTACCAGCAAGCACAACGCAAGCAGGCGATAGAAGACGAGGTGGCAGCGACAACTGCTTTTGATAAAGCGAAAGACTTCTTTGGATCAGGCGAGCTAAAACTCAAAAACCAGGCAGACCGAGATACATATAACAATGTGCTACTGTCAGTTGAGCCTGAGATCATGAGGCACAAACCTACTTTTGATCAGTACGAGCGATTCATCAAAGTATTTGAGGAGAAAGAAGGTTTGCCTCTCATGAGAGATAGAGAGAGGAAGCAGAGAACTATAATCGCAAACTACCTAGACAACTCAAGCGAGAAGGAACCTCTCTACAAGCGCGACAAAGATAACAACTTCATTCTGAACACTGAAGGCAAGCCGCAGGTTGACATGAGCGGCATGATTCAGTTCAACCTCAAGACTGAGGCAGACAGGCAGCGTCAACTGAAGGACATCGAGTTTGGCGGTGGAGGCATGGAGAGATTCTTTGGCTCAAACCCAAGCAGTCTGTCACCTGGATTGCGGGAGCGTTACATCATATTCCGCAATGACTACTTTGACACAATCAAGCAGGGAGGCAAAAACGAAGACATCGTTGAGGCATCATCTGTTTGGCATGAAAAGCCCGGAGCAGATCAGCAAAAAAGCCTTGGTCAGTTCAAATTTACGTCTGACAGAATAGCTGAACTTAAAAGGAAGCTTGAAGGTCAAACTACCGGCCCTATTGCGGGATTGTGGAGAAAGTACAAGGCTGGATTAGGATTAGATGACAAAGCCCGAGAGATCGAGGCACAGATCACAAAGATCATACCCGGTTTGGCCCGAGGAGTATTTGGCGAGGTTGGAGTTCTGACTGACCAGGATGTCAAGATGTACTCCAAGACTATTGGCAACCTAACAACACCGGAGGAAGTCAATGACGCTTTGACAAAGGCAGCTATGGACATGGTTGCAAAAGGCTTTGAAGACAAGTTGGTCACTATGGCAAAAAGTAGAACGAATGTATCAGGATACTTGAGCCAACTTAAAGATGTTAAGTCAAAGCTAAAGACGGTTTTAGGAGAAGAAGAAGAATCACCTGCCGCAAGCGTTGAGGTTGATAACCTGCAACTAACTGACGATGGTCAACCAGTCATCAGCGAAGAGTTGGCAGAGCAGTTACGATCCACAAACGCAGACACAGTCGAGGTGGTAGACCAGGCAACCGGCACCAAGCGCAAGATCAAGATCAACAGAGTTCAGGCACCTGCTGCTCCGACACCAAACCCACCGGCACAGCCTCTGGGCGAAGGTTATGACGCTTTGTTCGGGCCGGGTTCGATAGACGCATCTCAGTCTGAAGCGACTACTGCCACGAGAGACAGGAGGCAGCAGATCGAGACTAGGCTACAGTTTTTAAGAGACAGCTTGAGCGAGTTGCCATCACCTCCAAATGTTCAACCCTCTTATGTGCCAGTAAGCCCCGGAATATCAAAGGCTGACAAAGGCACAGCAAAACAGAGAAGGATGATTATGGAGGCTATCAAGAAGAGTGAGGCTGAACTGAAAAAACTCTGATGGCTGACACGCTCAAACCTGACCCTAGTAGAATAGCTCGCCGGTTGTCATCCTCGACAACTGGGGAAGAAGAAGTTTTTGAGTACGACCTCCTAGAATACGAACCTCAGCCTCTGCCAGAAACTGAGGAGGTTGAGAATGTCGAGTACGAGGAGGTCATCGACTACATCGACAGAACTGGCAAGAAGGTCGAGGTGCCTGTCTACAACGAGTCAGGCAAGAAGATTTACAGACCCACCTACCGGGCTGACGTTACACCTGAAGGAGAAAAGCAGGTTGTCATGACTCATGACGAGCGTGGCATCATGACGTTTGACGAGTGGAAGCGCAAAAGCGAGGAAGGCGTTGACTGGTGGCCAATAGCCAAGGAGGCAGTCGCTGGGTTGGCCCGAGGCTTCACCAAGATACCTGGCAAGATTGAGAAGGAAGGCTTCATGGAGGCATCTGCCAACATACCTG